GTAGCAGCTTGCTTATAACGTAACGATTTACGCAATTAATAATATAAAACTAATTATCATGCAGTTATGCGAATTAAAATTAGATAGTACACGGTCATACATGGTGCATCGGTACACGGGTAAAAAATATCCAATTAAAAAACAAAGGGGAAGGTATTATATTCAACACGCAACAGGTCAATTAACTGTTACTTCTTTGATAGTTGAACCCGAAAGAGAATATGATATAATGACTGATTACGTTCTATCTGGTTTGGCTCAGCTTTATCCTTGTTATGCAATGGATTTTTTTGCAATGAAATACAGGACAAGAAAATTAATTACTATACCTGTTTTTAAATCAATGTTTAATTTATAAACAGCAATTTGATTATTATTGAAAATGGTGTAATTTTGGAATGAATAAACAAATTTTATCAAATGGCACAACGGGGAGGAGTAAGAAAGGGTGCTGGAAGGCCAACGGTGGCTAAGGAGCTTGCAACGGCTGATCTTGCAAGGGAAGTATTGATTTCTAAATATGGGAGTCTTAAAAAGGCTTTAATTGCCTTAATCAACATGGGTGAACCAGCTTTAACCAAGTTTGTTTTTGAACATGCATTTGGAAAAAGCCCTGATAAGCTGGATATTTCCGGCGAATTATCTGTAAAACAAATTACGGGAATGGAAATAAAATAGTATCTTGCTTTAAAGTTCGTTACGTATCGGGAGGCGAAACGAATTATTGATAATTTCAAAGGCCGGTTGCGTTTCTCCCGAAACAAAGCCGGTTTTTTATTTTGAAAGTACACGACATAATACCTTACAGCATTGAAAAGAACCTGGGCAAAGCCTACAACGAAGCAATGGAATTAATACCTGATGGCGATACCGTATGTTTCAGGGATGGAGATACAATGTGGTTAACGCCTGATTACGGTATGATACTGCACGAATACGCTACAAGATATCCGGATGCTGTGTTAACAGCTTGTACAAATAGAATTCACGCTAAATCTGAGCAGTTGATACATTCAATGTATCTTGAGAATGATATAAGAAAGCATATTGAATACGCTATAAGTGTTTCAAAAGATATGACCGTGCACAACATGATAGGTTTTGTTTCCGGCTTCTGCATGGTGATACCTAAACACATTTGGCAAAAGCATAAGTTTGCTGAAAAGCAGCCTTATGAAGATCGTGGGCCACATAATTTGCTTGGCGTGGATAATGAGTTTACAAACAGGGTAAGGGCTGCAGGTGTACCGGTGTTACGAATGAACGGCCTTTACCTTTGGCATAATTACAGATTATTAACAGGCACTAAAGATCATTTATTATAATGCTGACAACTGAAGATATTTTAAACGTGCTGCAAACTAACCGCCCGGTATCAATTATACGGGCTGGAGACGGTGAAAAGTTATTACTTGAATCTCATTTGTCAATACCTCAGTACCAGCTTTGCATGAAGTCTGTTATTGAAAGGCAGTTAGGATTTGAGCCTGTTATGAGCCATGTAGATCAAATGAGGCATAATCTTATTAAGGCTTACCAGGCAGCTGATATAGTTGGCTTACCGGCACAAAAGAACCTGAAAGATTTAAATAAACATTGGCAGGGTGTTCAACAGGTAGTGAAGCCGTTAACGACTACAAACAAATTCTGCAGCACTGATATAGGGTATGACCTGCTTTACTCAGGTGGATTTGAAGCATGGTTAACAGGTAAGAGGGATTTAATTTATATAGGCTGCAGGGATATTGATAACCAATTAAAGGCAAAGTTTAATATTAGGAACGTACACAGCTACATAATACCTCCAGAGGCTAAATTTACTACGGGTTATGAAGGGGAGCCTCATTACCCGTATCACTTTAATAAAATGGAATGGTGGTTAAACTCAGCTCCATGTGAGGGTACGCCTTGTTTGATTGGTGCCGGTGTGATAGGTAAGATTTATACTAATTGGTGCCGGGATCGTGGCGGTATTGCTTTTGACATCGGTGCCGTCATGGATTTGTGGGCAGGAAAATCAACCAGGGGGCCAAAGAGGGGATTAGATGCAATTGATGAAACTTATAAGCTATGAATATCTACAGCAAAATAGAACCTGACAAGCTACTGCATATCATCAACAGGAAAAATGATATTGCCCCAGGCAGGGTTGACCTGGTGCCAGAAAATCAGTTTATCCAGTGTGCAGCTATGAAGATGCAAAAAGAAACAACCTTTAAACCGCATAAGCATATTTGGAAAGAGTCATCATTTATGGTTACTACAGATAAGGCCGGTGATCCGTATATAGAAATTATTGCTCAGGAAAGCTGGGTTGTGATCTCAGGCGTGGTAAAAGTTATCCTGTATGATATTGATGATACTGTTTTGCATGATGATATACTGGAGGCTGGGGATTGCTCAATAACTTTAGAAGGCGCCCATAATTATCTAATCATTCAGGATGCCGTTGTTTACGAATTTAAAACAGGTCCGTATCTTGGGCAGGAGCATGATAAAATTTTTATATGAAAATAATTGTAACCACATCAAACGCTTATCATCATCTTTTACCGGTTTTCTTTTACCTGTACGGGAAATATTGGGGAGAGCCCTGCGAATTAGTGGGATATGATAAACCGGCTATGGTTTTACCTGATTATTGCACCTGGGTAAGTTTAGGTAAGCAGGGCGGTAAAAATGAATTCAGCACTGATTTGAGAAAGTATTTTGAACAGCAGCCGGACTGGTTCGTATGGATGATGGAAGATACTTTTTTGAAGGCGAATGTAAGATGGGGGTACTTTGAAATAGTTAATGCCAATTACAAAGGTGTACCGATTGGCAGGGTTGATTTAACAAAGGATATTCAAAGCAGGGAGCATACGAAAGGTGAATTTATATTTGCTCACCCGTCATCCCGTTACCGCCTATCAACCCAGCCGTCAATATGGAATAAAGAATTTTTGTTGCAGTACCTTACACCAGGGCTTTCACCCTGGGACTTTGAAGTGCAAGATCCAAAAAACGACGGCTGGGCTGTTATCGGATTTGTTGATCCGCCTGTAAAACACAATGAAGGAGTAAGGCGGTTTGATTTACACAAATTGAATTTAGACGGCATGACCGATGAAGATATTGAAATGATAAAAATATTAACAACTTAAAACAAATAAAATGGAAGCATTACTAAAAAAATTTTATGACAACAATTTTTTGATAACAACTAACGCATGGTTCACCGCACCTGATGGGAAAATGTACCGTTCCGTATGGGGGAAGGTTGAGGTGTATTCTGATTCTGACACATTGGGCATAAAAACAAATGCAAGAAGTGCAAATTGGTATGCAATTATTGGGGTAGGTGGAAAAAGAGTTATTGTAGCTGGTTGCCAAATCCATTATGCTTGTGTTTGTATGTCAGAACCACATACAGGAAGCGTTAAAGAACAAAAATTTAAAGACATCGAATCCGCAATGGTTGATAGGGAAGGTATAATTTACTTAGCTCAATAAAACTTTTAACCAATGATTAAACTACACTTAGGTTGCGGCAAGCGTAACTTTGGCCCTGATTGGGAGCATATTGATAGTGCTAAATTTCCACACGTAACAAGCCACGATGTAAAAAATTTACCTTATCCAGATAATAGGGTAGATTTGATTTACGCCTGTCATTTGATAGCATATTTTGACCGGGTAGAAATAGTTGAAGTACTTAAAGAATGGAAACGGGTTTTAAAGCCTGGAGGTATATTGAGGATTGCGACACCTGATTTTAAAGCAATGGCTAAACTTTATGTTAAAAGTAATTGCACAACACTGGATAGTTTTTTAGGGCCTCTATATGGCAAGATGGGAGGTGTAATAATTGATACACCAAGTAAGTGTGGGCCTGGTTCTATAGTAGTAGAACAGCCGTTTTATCACAAAACAACTTATGACCTTTATTCGCTTATTGAGTTGCTGTCCTCAGTTGGCTTTAAAAATATCAGAAAGTACAATACACATGCCACTGAACACAGCCGCTACGATGACCACTCAAAGGCTTATGTTGACGGCGTATTAATCAGCTTAAACGTACAATGTTATGGGTGAATGGATGATAAAAGGTAAACAGCTTGAACAGTATTTAAAAGACTGCAAAGAGGGTAATTTTAACAGTGCATCATTTCAGAATATGTTTAATAAGCCTGAGCAATATAAGGCCGTGATGGAAAGGCTTGTTGAGTTGTTTGGTAGTTTAGACGGTATGCGTATTTGTGAGATTGGCGGCGGTTATGGAGGGCAGGCTAAAATGATATGGGATATATTTGAACCTCCCGTTTACCACATCATTGATTTACCAGAAGTGTGCGATCTGCAGAAAAGGTATCTTGAGGACACAAGGGTTAAATGCTTCACTAAACCAACTGGATTATACTACGACCTTGTAATAAGCAATTACGCCTTATCTGAAATACCCGATAATAAACATTACATTGAAAGCGTACTAAAAAAATCAAAGCATGGGTATATTACGTGCAATACTGATTTTGTGAAATTATATTTTAAACATAACCGGATGCCGGATATACCTGGCGAAAGGTCAACAAATTATGTGCTATGGTGGTAAATTGGGAAACTGTTACCGAATTTGAAAAACAGATTGCTGACTTTTTCGGCGCTCCTTATGCCGTTGCTGTTGATAGCTGCACGCATGGTTTGGAGTTGTGTTTGAGGTATAAAAAAAGCCGATTAATTGAAATCCCAAAAAACACTTATTTATCGGTACCAATGCTGGCAAATAAAATAAATATTAGTCGTATAATGATAGATGTGTATTGGCAAAATTATTACCACTTGTCAAATGATATTTATGATGCAGCGGTATTATGGCGCAAAGACAGCTACATATCAAACACTTTCATGTGCCTTTCCTTCCAATACCAAAAACATTTATCTTTAGGCAGGGGAGGTATGATACTTTGCGATAACAAAGAAGCTGCAGAGCAATTAAAGAAAATGAGTTACGATGGCCGGTTGCCTGGTATTCCCTGGCGGGAACAGGATATTAATACAATGGGTTACCATTACTACATGACACCTGAAACCGCTGCTTTAGGTTTGCAGAAGTTACCAGAAGCCATTACAACGCCGCCACGTATCTGGAGCCATGAAGATTATCCGGATTTGACACAAATGAAAATATTCAAATGAAAGCATTAATTTTCGGAATTCCAGGGCAGGATGGTAGTTATTTATCTGAATATCTTTTGTCTTTAGGATATGAAGTGTATGGTACTATCCGTCGAAACTCGACCCCTGAAAATCAGGAGTGCAGGATTAGTGGCTTATTCATTGAAACATACTACGCAGATTTAACCGATACCGGATCAATCGACAGCGTTTTACAAAAGGTAATGCCTGATGAGATTTATAACCTTGCGGCTCAATCTCATGTCCGTATCAGCTATGATATACCACAGTTTACAGCGGCTACAAATGCAATCGGTGTTTTGAACTTACTGGAATCTTACCGTCGTATCTGCCCGAAAGCGAAGTTTTACCAAGCCAGCAGCAGCGAAATGTTTGGAAGCTCAGTTGATGCAGACGGGTACCAACGGGAAACAACGCCAATGAATCCGGTAAGCCCTTACGGCTGTGCAAAGGTGTTTGCTTATAATATTTGCCGCAATTATCGTAAATCATACGGGTTACACATTACCAACGGGATACTGTTCAACCATGAAAGCCCACGCCGGGGAAGTAACTTTGTAACGAATAAAGTTGTGAAAGCAGCGGTACGGATTAAGTTAGGACTGCAGGATAAACTTGAGCTGGGTAATATTTACAGTTTTAGAGATTGGGGGCACAGTAAAGACTATGTACGGGCAATGCATTTAATGATGCAGCAGGAGCCAGGCGATTGGGTTGTGAGTACCGGCATTGCTCATAGCGTAGAAGAAATGGTAAATTATGTTTTTGATAAAGTTAGTGTTTCAAAGGGTTGTTTAATTATTGATGATCGTTTACGCCGTCCGCAGGAATTAGATTATTTGCGGGGGGATAGCAGCAAGATAAGGGCTTTGGGCTGGGAACCTGAATACAGCTTTGAAACCATGTTGGACGAAATGATAAAGTACTGGTTTACAAAATATGAATAAAGTCTGTTATACCGCTGTCTTCAGCGATTACGAAGAACTAAAAGAACCGTCAATTATTACACCGGGTTGGGATTATATCTGCTTTACAGATCAACCGTTAAAATCCGATGTTTGGCAGATACGTAAAATGGATTGCATTGATACGCCGCAAAGAACTGCCCGCTGGGTAAAAATAATGGGCTGGATTGATTGGGAGTTTTCAATGTGGATAGATGCCAGCTTTCAGATAAACAATGATTTAAACGATTGGTGGGCTCAAAGGTTTATTACTCCTTTCAGTTGTGCAAAGCACCCTTTGAGGTCAGATATTTACCATGAGATAAGAAGCTGCTTGGTTAATAACAGGGCTGATAATGGCAAGGTAATAGCGCAGGAACATCGGTACAAACAATTGAACGTAAAGCAGCATAACGGAATAATAACAAGCGGTATTTTATTACGGGAAAACACGCCGGAAAATATTACCTTACATGAAGCCTGGTGGAAAGAGTTGAGTGAGCAATCCGTAAGGGATCAGTTGTCTTTTGCTTATGTGGTTTGGGCAATGGGTATTACCTTTGTAAATACTTACCAATGGGATTATTCGCAATCAAAGGAATTTAAGTATATCAAACATAAACATTTAAGACATTGAAAACACACACTGAGTTATTGAATTATTTGGCAACGAAGTACAACCTGAAAAGTTATTTAGAGATTGGGGTGCAGAACCCGGCAAATAATTTTGATAAGATAAAATGTGAGCATAAAGTTGGCGTTGATCCTGAGTGTGATGCTAATAACGTTTTTAAAATGACAAGTGATGGGTTTTTTAATTTAGCGATAAACAGGCCAAAAGAGTTTACCAATACTGTAAAAAGGGTTTTAAGTATGCCTGATAAATTTGACCTTATCTTTATTGACGGCCTGCACCACGCCGATCAGGTTAAACGGGATTTTGAAAACAGTTTAAAATGTTTGAATGACGGCGGGTTTATTGTTATACATGATACATTGCCTGAGAATGAGGAAGGAACTAAGGTGCCGAGGGAAACCAAAGTTTGGTGGGGAAGCGTTTACCAGTTTGCTATGACTTTAAACAGCCGTACAGATGTTGGCTTTTTTACTTTAAATATTGATAACGGATGCACGGTAATTTGGAAGCATCAATCTGAAATTGATAAAACAAAATTGGCTGATGATTATAATCTTGACTGGGAAACATATAAATCAGTTGGAAGCGTTCTGCTTAACGTAATTCAACCAGAACAACTTGAAACTTACATTTGATACCAACGGAAACGATAAGCAGAAAGAAGCTGCAAGGGCATGGCTGGATGATACAGTTAATGATATTGTTTATGGTGGTTCAAAGGGTAGTGGTAAATCTTTTTTGGGCGCCGGCCTTATATTTGGGGATGCCTTTATTTACCCCGGCACTTTCTACTTCATAGCCCGTAAATCATTAAATGACCTCAGAAAATTTACAATACCTACAATCTACAAGGTTTTTGATACATGGGGTATAAATCAAAAATACTGGAAGTTTAACGGACAGGATAATTTCTTTGAGTTACACAACGGCAGTAAAGTTTTTTTATTTGAGGCTTCATTAATGCCCAGTGATCCGCTGTATGAGCGTTTCGGTTCCCGTGAAATGACAAGGGGATGGATAGAGGAGGCCGGAGAAGTGGACGAGGCCGCAAAGAATAACCTGGCGGCTTCAATGGGCAGGATGAAAAACGATGTTTACAATTTAGTACCCAAACTTTTGCAAACCTGTAACCCATCAAAAAACTATCTGTACAGGGAGTACTATTTAAAAAAAGATTTAGGTACTTTAGAACCGCACAAAAGATTTATTCAGGCTTTGCCAACGGATAACAAAATGCTGCCAAAAGATTACGTTGAGAACCTTGCCAGGGTATTAAGTAAATCACAAAAGGAGCGTTTATTATACGGAAACTGGAGATACGATGATGATCCGGCTGCTTTAATAGGATACGATAACATAATAAATTGCTTTACAAATACCCATGTAGAATCAGGCCGCAAAGTTATTTCCTGTGACGTTGCCCGGCTGGGAGGTGACAGAATTGTTATCATTGAATGGGATGGTTTCAGGGGTAAAGTAAAGGCTTATAAAAAACAAACATTAGATGTTACTGCGGCATTAATTGAAGATGCCAGGTATAAAATGCAGATAGGGAATAGTGACGTTATAATTGATGAGGACGGCATGGGAGGCGGTATTGTTGACTTCATGAAGTTCAAAGGATTTGTAAATAACAGCAGGGCAATACCTTCGCCAAATGGGCCAAGAGATGCCAAAGGGAACCTTATCCCTGAGAACTTTGATAACTTAAAAAGCCAATGTTATTTCAGATTAGCAGAAAGAATTAATAAAAACGAATTATATTTGACTTGTGAAACCGATGAGATAAAGCAGCTAATAATAGAAGAATTGGAACAAGTGAAGCAAAAAGCACTGGATAGTGATTTAAAAAAGGGTGTTGTTCCAAAGGATAAGGTAAAGGAAATTTTAGGCAGATCGCCTGACTTTGCTGATACTTTAATGATGAGAGAATTTTTTGAATTAAAGCCCGTCGTGGGTTTTAGGGCTGCACAATATTAAATATTTTACAATGGATATCTTTGGAATAAAGGCACTCAAGAAGTCAAATGAAAACTTGGTGCAGCAAATGAAAGGGTTAGTTTTAAACAACCAACTTTCAAATTTATCCTCAATGTATAATATGGCCTCACCAACGTGGGGCGTATTTCGTGAAGTACAATCGTATCAGTTATTCGATGACGTTTACTCAGTTGTTTCCAGGCTGGCTACATCTTCAGCAAAAATAGACCTGTCTGCTTACAATGAAGCAACGGAGGAGGATTTACCGCCAACAGATAACTTACAGCAGTATTTAAAGTATTTGGATTTTGAGCAAAGGGAAATATTGTTTACATACCTGTATTTATGCGGTGAAGTTTTTATGTTAAAAGATAGTTTGGCACTTGGCCCCAATAAGGGAAAGCTAACCACTACTTTCATGCATCCCAATTTTTGCACACTACTTTATTCAAATGATTTTCCGCAAAGGATTATTGGTGTAAGGTACCAGGACACTCAGTTTAATTTCACAGTGCCGTTCGAGGAAGTTATTTACATAAAGTATTTTAATCCATCAACTATTTACATGGATCGCTGGAGGGGCATGAGTCCATTAAAAGCACTGGCGCAAAGGTTGACAAGGCTAAATGCAAACATGAGTGGTACGGTGGCTCAGATGCAAAACGGCGGTGTACCTTCTATTGTGTATGATAAGACTCCTGGTTTAGATGAAAGCAGACTGGGTGGCGGTGCGGCGGCGGTAAACGAAGCAACGGTAATGGGGCAACACAAAGATAATTTTGCTAGGTTCCTCAGAAATGCAGACAATAAAGGCGCTCCGTACTTTACGGCCGGTGAAATGGGTGTTTTGTCTTTGGGACTGTCTTTAGTAGATATGGATGCCCTTGCTATGGCAGACGTAGATTTTGATAAAATTTGTAATGCTTACAGTATTTCATCTACGTTATTCAATAATAAAAAAGCAAGTACTGAATCCAACGTAAAAGAAATGCGGAAGGATATGTACACCAATGCAATCATCCCTAATTTAATAAGGGTTTGCGACGGCATACAAAAGCAGACAATAGATGTATTTGGAACCAGTAAAGCCATTTGGCCTGACCTGGATGATATCGAAGAATTGCAGCAGGATAACAAAGACAAGGCTGCTGCGTGGGCAGCGTTACCGGCGTTTATACCCAATGAAATGAGAGAAGCTTTTGATTTGGATGCAGACCCGGATCCAAATGCAGATAAATTATACATAAAAACAGGATATGTTTTACTTGACGATTTAAACATTGACATTAAACCAATTGACAATGCAGCAGCAGATTATCAGGGCAATAGTGGAAAGGGCAATCCCGCTTAATCCAACTTGTGCTATTGAAAGGACAAAAGAAATTGAGCGCCGTGCCAGGTTGCGTTTAGATATTGAGGATTTACTCAGAGAAGTAAAGCCATTTGATCCACGTACTGAATTAAAGGATTGGACACTGCAAACAAGATGACACCAAAAGAACAAAGAGAGTATTGGTTGAAATTCCACCGGTTTCAACAGCGACAGGAAGCGATTTATGTACCCAAAATAAATAAAATACTGAAAGAACAGGTGCAGGAATTTATCCGTACAAAAGATACTGTTTACATACGATCAACTCAGTTACACGGCGAATTGTTTAAACTTCATGTGGAGGTAGGTACGTTGTGGGCAAAGCATACCCGTAGTATGTTATTAAAGGCAGACGGCCGGATAGGATTTAGCGAGCGAATATTTCAGTTAATACGACAATATTTTTTTAATGATTTACTTGCTATTGCTGAGGATATTACCCAAACAACCATAAGATTAATACAGGAGGTATTGACAAGGGGCGCACAATCAGGCGCCAGCTTTGATGATATGGTAAAGGAAATAGAAAGCCCTGATTTTACCCGGCAGCGGGCAAGACTTATAGCCCGTACTGAAACAGTGGGAGCTGCAAACCAGGCGAATTATATAAATGCAGTTGAATCCGGTAAACCTTTAAATAAGATTTGGATAGCCGCAAGGGATAACAGGACAAGGCCTGATCATGTTGCAGTTAATCAAACGGTAATACCATTACATCAAAAATTTGTTGTAGGGGATAGCTTAATGCTTTATCCGGGAGATAAGAACGGTAGTGCCGCCGAGGTATGTAATTGCAGATGTACGGTAGCGTTTATACCGCTATAATTGTTCTCTCTTCTTTTTATAATCACTTAATATTTTCTTTATCCAATAATGCAGGCTTCTGTCTGCTTTAACCGCTTCTGCCTGAAGGAACGGCTTTAATTCTCCTAATCTTACCGGGAATGGCTTGTTGTTATCTGGTTTGCTCATGTATATAAAGGTATAAACATTTTTTCAATAAATGCAACCACGTTACAAAAAATATAACTTTACGTACAAGATGGCAGATTACTTACATAAGCAACCGCATTTTTTATCCGCATCCATAAAAGATATGGATATGAAACAGGGGATTGTTACCGGCTATGCCGCCAGCTTTGGTACAATGGATTCAGATAACGATATTATCATGCCGGGCGCTTTTACCAAAACAATTAATGAACAGGGGCCACAATCAAAGCAGCCACGTATAAAACACTTACTCAATCACAATACCAGTCAACCTTTAGGTTTACCAACTTCATTAACAGAAGATGCAAAAGGGTTATTGTATGAAAGTAAAGTAGGTACAAACAGTATTGCTGTTGATTTTTTAAAAATGGTTGACAGCGGTTTAATTACTGAGCATTCGATAGGATTTAATACCGTAAGAAAGACAGTAACAAACCCGGATGCAGACTGGAGAGATCAAACAACGCATATACATGAAGTAAAACTATATGAGTTTTCTTCTTTAACCGCCTGGGGAGCTAATCAGTTTACACCGCTTATCGGAATGAAAAGTGCAAAGACTATTGAGGAAAGAATTGAAAGGCTGATAAAAGCCTGTGATAACGGTACTTTTACAGATACCACATTCTTATTCCTGAATGATGAATTATTATTTCTACAAAAAGCATTTAAAGATATTTCCACTCACGCCGTAATTAATACACCTGAGCCGGAGACTATTAAATCAGGCATACAAGCCGCATTTAAACAGGTTTTCTCAAACTCAAATTAATTAAAAATGGAAGCTAAAGAGCTGGAACAAATTAAAGAAGTCGTTGTAAAAGAACTGGAAACCTCAAAGGTTGCCATTCTTAAGGCCGCATCAGATGCTGCCGATATCAGCGCAAAAAAAATGCTTGAAGAAGCAGAAAAAAAGATTGCCGAGGTAAAAGGATTACCTACGGATGTTACACCGGAAGCAGTTAGTAAACTGGCTACTGACTTCAAAGCAATGGTTGATGACTGGGCAGAAATGGAAAAGCTGGTTAAATCAGGCCGATTTGCTAAGAACGGTGAAGATGGTAAAACATTTGCCGAGGCTTTACCGGTTGCAATTAAAGAAGCCGCAACAGAACTGGCTGGCCTTAAAAAAGGTTCATCTATCGTTTTGGAAATGAAAGACATGAACTTTGGTAATTCATTCCCTACAGCCCGTGTATCGGTATCGGATTTGAAACCCGGTATTATCGAGCTGCCAAAGCGTAAACTTCACATCCGTGAATTGTTACCCGGCGGAACAATGTCAAAGTCAACCTTTGACTACGTAAAAGAGATTACCGGAACTGGCACTATTGCACCTGTTGGTGAAGGTGCTTTAAAGCCACAGATCGGACTGGCCTTGCAAGAGGTAAATGTACCGGCACAGTGGATTCCCGGTTTCCTTGTAATGAGCCGTAACCTTTTGGATGACGTTGATGGTATGACAGCTTTTTTACAGAGCCGTTTACCAGAGCGCCTTTTACGTGCAGAAGATACACAAATACTTAATGGTAATGGTGTTTCGCCAAACCTGTTGGGTATTCAATCAACTGGTAACTATACCGCCGCTGAAACAATCGCAATAAACAGAGCTGAAACACTGGTTAACGCCATTGCACAGCTTGAAAATCTGGATCGTGAAGCAAACGGTATTTTGTTAAACCCGTCTGACTGGTACACCTTATGGATGTATAAAGCAGCCACTTCTGGTGAATATACTTTACCGGTTAATCTGGTAGAGAAAATCGGCAGTCAGATGTTTATTGCCGGTGTACCTGCTTTCAGGTCAACAGCACAAGAAGCCAACAGCTTCTTAGTTGGTGACTTTGTAATGGGTGCCAATTTCTTAACCAGGGAACCAGCAAGGGTTGAATTCTTCTTTGAGGACGGAACCAATGTAAGGACAAACCAGGTTACAGTAAGGATCGAAGAAAGAGTTGCGTTACCTGTTTACGGTAATGATTACTTTATCTACGGTGATTTTGCTGCAGTTTCTTAATGCTGTTTTTTCTAAGTTTTATATCGGCCCTGTCCTGAATTGGGCAGGGCTTTTTTAATTTACTGATATGGATTACAGGCGCAATGAAGATTACATTTACCGGGGGAATGGATATGCAGCAACGTTGAACAACGGGCTGTATAACGGGTGCCATAATGTTAATATTGATTGGGGCGCAGCGATAACAGAGCCGGTTACTTTAAATGATTTTAAGCTATGGGGTAAGATTGATACCACTGAGGATAATGCGTTGATTTCAGCGCTTATTACGACTTCCCGAATGATGTGTGAGCAGTACTGTAATACGGGTTTTGTTTCACGTGAAATCGTTGCCGATATAAATAATGCCAACGGAGGATTTATTTTACCTTATGGCCCTGTAACAAGTACACCAACGGCGGTAGATGAGGATGGAAATGCTTTAACACTTGTTTATAATTTCAATCAGTTACAAAGCCCCTGCTGCAGAATGACGGTAAGTTACACAGGAGGTTATTCAACTTTACCTGAGCAATACAAAACGGCTATAATGGAACAATGTTTATTTCTTTACGAAAACAGGGGAGATATAGCCATGAGTGAGAAACTTTCTCCATTGGTAAGGACTATTTTAAACCCGTTAACCAGGCAAACGTAATGGCACATAAAAAAAGATCAGGAGTAGGGGGTATGGATAGACGGCCAACATTTTACAATGAAACATATACACAGGATGCCGGAGGAGGTACAACATCAGTAATAAGTGAGCAGTGGCAGGCG